TAGGTGAAGGAAGTTGTGAGTATTGACCTGAATAACCGTAACTACCTAAACCAGTTTTAAAGCCATCTAATACACTTTTAGATAATCTTTGTGGAAATAGTAATCCATCAATATAAAACTTCTTTAACTCAATAGGAATAACGTTATCTGATAACTCAGCAGGTAAACAAATATGTTCCCAGTTGTTAGGTTCTTTACTTAGTAACATTCCTGTTAAATCATTCTCATGTAACCTTTGCATTATAACAATAAAAACACCCTTATCAGGATTATTAAGCCTACTACGTAATGTTTCATTAAAAAACCTATTAGCGTTTTCCCTTTCTACTTCTGATCTTGCTAATTGCGGGTTTTGTGGGTCATCAATAACTATTATATCTCCACCCATTCCTGTTATCGTTCCGCCTGTAGATGTAGAGTATCTTAACCCTCCATTAGGAGTAGTAAACCTCGATTTAGTGTTTTCGTCTTTTGATAAATGTACATCGGGGAAGTGTAACCTAAACCAATCACTTTCTATTAACCTCCTAGACTGAGTAGATAATACTATTGATAAACTAGCACTATAGGAAGAGCTTAAAAACTGGATAGAGTCTTTTAATATCCAACAGTAAGCAGAAAAAAATACTGAAACCAATTCACTCTTTAATGTTCTAGGCGGTACGTTAATTAATAAATGCTTTGTTCTTTCACCACCGTTTACTATTCTTTCTGCTTCTACCTGTAACCTATCACATAATAGTTTAATATGCCAGTTATCAACTAATGATTGCCCGTTATGTATAGTCTTAAACGCATCTAAACTAAATTCATAAAATGATTTACGGTATAACTCTGCTTTAAGCTTCGTTAGATCCAAGCTTTGTAATAATGTCTTTAATTGTTCCTGCATCTAGTTTACTATAATCAATAGTGGCTTCTACTTTCTGTTCTTGCTTTACTTCTTGCTTGTCAGCCCATCCGAAACGGTTTTTCATGTTCATGTACCAACCCGTATAAGAAAACTCTTTATCATCTAAAGATTTACGACCTTTTTTAAGCCACCACGAGTGAGATAATGCTCTACCCATTTTTATGGTTTCCCAAAACTCCTTTTCCTCCTTCATCCATCTATCCCATAAGTTATTAGAGAATGACTTTCTCCACTCCCAAAACATAGCTTTTATTTCAACATCACTAGCACCTTCTTTATACTCATTTAAAACTACATCATACCAATCTTTAGGAAAGTCTTTTTTAGATTCTTCAAATTCTGATTTTGGTCGCCCTCCCTTATCTGCCATACTTACCGTATTTAAAATCTAATCCTAATAACTGTCTACTAACTAAAACAACCTCCTCACTATGTAACCAATAATAAGTAATACTACTACCATCTATTCTACTTTGAATAAAAGTACCATCTTTACTTATAACCTTGTAATACTCCTTATCCTTTCTTACTGAGTAAAACGTATCACCTTTAACTAGTTGTTTAGCTTTAATAGTATTCATTTACTTTCTAATTCTGTTATTCTTTGCTCTAATCTATTAACTTTTCTTCGTACTAATATAAACCTATCAAACACCCCGTAACAAGCTATTAACAACTGCGCTATATGTTCATAATCTATATTAACCACATTACTAATATACTAAAAAAAAACAAGCCATTGAAACGGGTTTTGCTTTCATGTTAGCAACCATTAAGGAATCGTTCTATATATTCTTTTTCAACCTTACACAATCCCCAATTTTCTACACATTTCTCAATGTCATCAATCGAATAACGGTGGCTAACATTGTGTATAGGTAATTTTTTAACTAACTCTTGTAAATTAGGGACTTCTCTTTCTAATAATCTAATCTTATAATTCACATTATTATTAGCTTGAATAAAGTTATTAATCTTTATAATTGTTTCTTTAATTTCCTCTGTATATTCCATAATTTATATCTATTTAATCCGTTAAAAATATAACCATACCCAAACCGTTAATCTTTTTGTACGTTATCATGTACGTTATTGCTTTCATCCCTTATACCCTTTATAATATTATGTATTACATCGGTTATAGCTTCGTAGTATTCCTCATTAGCTATGTTTCTTTTCTCTAACTGATCTAGTAGCTCATAACCTTGTTTCTGCCATACGTTAAATATATGCTTTGGCTTTTGGTTTAACTGACCGTTTAAGAAGCTTGACTGCTCTACAGTTGCTCTAAATAAAGCTAGTAGTATATTACTTTCCGTTGTTAGTTGTTCCTTTGTCATTTGCTCGTTTTTTGTTTATTTCTATCTTGTTTAAAATTTCCTGTTCAATATCTATATTGAAATGATTAGCAAAGTTAAGGCAAACCATTATAACATCAGCTAACTCTTGCTTAGTGTAATCACTTATTAAATCTCTTTCAAAGTCAATACATACACCTAACTCTAGCTCTTTAACTTCTTCGTGTAATTTATCTAAGAAATCTAAACAGTTAGTAGAAGGGGTTATTAACCCCCGATCTACTATACTTTTATAATTTGATTCTATTAATTTTTTCATTAAAATAGTTCTACTTGTTTAACTTCTTCTTTAAATCTTTGATCTGCTAAAGATAAATTTATTTTAGCCTGTTTAAAGTAACTATCTTTTAATTCTATACCTATAGCTTTCCTTCCTAAAGATACTGGAGAATAAACCTCACTACCTACACCCATAAAAGGAGTTAAAACTACCTCACCTTTATTAGAGTACATTTCTACAATTCTATCTATGACATCTAATTGCAATGGGTGTACGTGCTTTTCATCGTCCTCCTCTCTAGAATCTCTAAATGGTAAAACGTTATCTATTCTTATATCATCCCATACGCTAGAAGCGTAACGCTGCCATATGTAGTGTGATAACTTATTACTCTTAGGATCTTCATGATCTACAAACTCTTTATTTAAATGATCCCATAACTCCTCTTCATTTAATTTAGATTTATTAGCATTATTCCAAGCTCTAAGTATATTAGGTAGTATAGGAATCTCTCCGAAATACCTTTTAAATCCATTAGGATGAGTTACAGGTACTTTATTCTCACCTTTTTTAGTGAATACTAAAACATAATCAGGCATTGCAGTAAAGCACTTCGTAGAATCTTCTACTATAAATTTGTGCATTAAACTCTGTACCATTGTTCTCATTCTAACCTTTAAAGGCTCTTTCCATACTGTTATTCTATTTCTGTATTCAAAACCGTATTTCTGATGTATTCTTATTATTTCGTTTGGAAAATCCCACAACCTACAAGTATTATCAAAAACATCAGTACAATGTACAGCGGTTATCCTTCCTGGTTTAGTTACTCTTGAAATCTGAGCCACAAGATACTCGTACTGTTCTAAAAACTGTTCTTTACTTTCACAGTTAGAAAAATCATTCTCACTACTAGAGTAGTTATATAATCCTGCAAAAGGTGGAGAATATACGGATAGATCAATACTTTCATCTTCTAAAGTTGGCATTACATACATACAATCAGAGTTGTATATTGCGTAGTTGTCTTTAATTAATTGCTCTTTTACTTTGTTCATCTTTATAAAAATTTAGGTTTAATAATTTCGTTTTTGAATTGTTTTTTTGATTCCTTGTAAACTTGATTTACGTTTTTTGTCAAATTCTCGTATAATGATATTGCTTTTTCTGTTTTTTGTTGCAAAGCTTCTAATACCCTAGTTTGACCATCTGATATAACTAAATCTATAGTTACGCTATTTTTTTGTCCAAACCTCCAAAACCTCCTAATAGCTTGATAGTACTGTTCGTATGAATAAGTTGGGAAAAATACAGAATGATTACAATGCTGCCAATTTAAACCCATACCAGTCATCTTAGCCTTTGTTATTAATCTCTTTATCTTACCTTGTGCAAAATCTAATAGTATCTTTTCTTTCTTTTCTATAGTCATACTACCTAGTATCTCAACAGCTTCAGGGTCTAAAGATTTTATTAAACTACTTTCATCATTTAAGTTAACCCAATAGACAGAAGTTTTACCCGATGCTAACTCTACAGCTTTTTTACATCTATCGGTTATAGTCTGCTTTTGCTCGTGCCTTATTTCTCTAAAGCTTTTAGCTACAAAAGCAAACATTTTAACTTGCCCATCTACATCTAAAGTTGATGTATTTTTAACTACGTGTTTATTAGTTACTAATTCAGGTAGATTATACCTAGTATTATCAAAACCTAAGTCGCTAGGCATTTTAACCATTATAGACCATTGATTAACCCAAGCAAAAAAACTCTTTTCCGCGTGTGGTTTTAAGTAAAACTTTTCGCCTATATTTTTAGATTGACTAGCTATACTCCCTTGATTATTTTTAAAGAATTTACTAAGCATATCCATATATCCCATATATCCCAAAGCTTCTGAAGAAGTACCTAACTCAATAAAGTCATTAGGTGATGGTGTAGCTGTAGAAAGGAATCTAAAAGGAATCTTTTTAACAAATGATGTTACTTGGTTTTTGATCTTACCGTCAAAATTCTTTAATATACTAGATTCATCCAGTATAACTCCTTGAAAATCTTTTTTATCAAAAAAATGTAATCTCTCATAATTGCATATAACAATACTTTTACTAAATACACCATCTTTTGAGTATTCAATATCTGTTAACCCTAATTTTTCAGCTTCAATTATAAATTGAAAAGCAACAGCTAAAGGAGTTAATATTAATACTTTTCCTTTTGTGTGGTTTACAATATTCTGAGCTATAGAAACCTGCATTAATGTTTTACCTAATCCGGTATCTGCAAATATAGCCATACGACCCTTATTAACAGCTTTCTCTATTATATGTTTTTGAAAGTCAAAAGCCATATCAGGTATATAATTAGCTTCAAAACCAAAATTACCTATAGAGTGCTTTTTATTGTTTAAAAAATCTTCGTAATTCATATCTTATAAATAATATTGTTTAACTCTTACAAACTCTCCGTATCTGTTTGCCACATCTAACCAAGCATCTTTAATGGTTATACCTTGTTTCCTTAGATCACATACCCTAGATGCTAACCTGTAAATACCTAGCTCATTCCAAGCTTTTATAGGGTTGATTGGTTTTCCTTCTTCTAAATAGGTTAGAAGTCTTTTGTTTTGATTCATAATTTGCTTGTTTTTGTTATTCGTTAAATCAAATATAATAATAAAATTTTAATATAAACATAATATTTAAAAAAAAAGTTAATTAAAATGGAACATCATCATAAAACTCTTCATTCATTGGTAAATTAGTTGAAGGATATCCACTTTGTTTACTTAAAGCGTTTAATCTACCAAGTTCTATATCGCTTTTTACCTGCTGTATTTCTGTCTGAATATTTTTAACCTCTCCGTATAAAGGATCATTATTTTCTTTATTAACGAAATATCTATTATTATTTAGGTTAAACTTCATATTAACACTTTCACCTATACTAGCAGCTCCCTGATGTTTAAATTTTACTTTTAAGTTCTTTATCAAAACCTCATTGTCATCATTAAACAATCTATGAATAGCTAACCCGTTATGAGTTTGATCGTAAAACTCACTATTACCTTTCACATCGTATAAATCAGGAACATTATAACCTCCATCATCATTTTTAGGCATCTTTTTAGGGTGAGCTATTAGAAAAACATGAACGTTATAAGCCTGACAAAAAGTTGTAATATCCGCTAATATATCACTAACCTCACTTAAAGACTCACCGTTTTTCCTTTTTACTTTATTGAAAGCATCAATTATAAAAACATTTGCCCCGTATTTAAAACATTGTTCTCTAAACCTATCTAATAACCAATCCCAATCAGCTCTTTTACCTTTGTCGGGTGCTGTGAAATATACCTTATCATCCATCCACTTTAACCCCTCTTCTAACTCCACACCTGTCATTCTTCTGTATGGGTTTTTATCAAACTTACTACCTACTACTTTTTCCGTTAATACTCTTATATGAGTTTCTACTGGTAAATGTTCAGGAGAAAAGAATGAAGCTTTTAACTCAGGGTAATCTCTTACTAATTCTAAAACATACCACTCTATAAAATTTGATTTACCATGTGAAGGAATACCAGTAACTACGGTTAATTGACCCATTAATATAGAAAACATATTATTAAACTCAGCCCATTCATACCCTTTAGGCTTAATAGTTTCTTCATCTCCGTTATTATAAAGTTCAAATACTTCGTTTCTAAAGTCTTTAGTAGTAAACGTACCTTCTACGGGGTAGTCTATAGGGTTTTTAATAGCTTCTAATAAATCTAACTTACTTGATATTAATTCATCATTAGCATCTTTACCTTTTACAAATTCAATCTTAGAACATTTCCACTTACCTAATCTGTTAATTAAAGCTAATTCTAATTTCTTACCTGCTTCATCATTATCTACAGCTATAAAGTATTTATCTATCTTTTTTAACTCTTCTCCACAGGTTTCAAATACATCGTTTAAATCATTAGCTCCATTAGGTACGCTTATACAGTTTTTATATCCTACCTCATAAAAAGATAGTTTATCAATTTCACCCTCAACTATATAACATTCTTTATATCCTTCTAAATCATTTATACCGTAAAAAACTTTCTTAGCATTTTTACATTGGGTAAATTTCTTATCTGATGACCTAAATTTTTTATTTAAAAGAGCAACACCATAAAAGTAATTAAATACAATATTATTGCATTCTTCTTTTTTTGCAGGTTGATAAAACTTCTCCTCTGTTATCCTACAGTCTAGTAATGTTTTTTGAGATATAGACCTACTTTTAAACCATTTAACAACATTATCAGATAGTTCAGTATGATTACCCCAATTTTGGCTAGGTAGTTCGTAATCCTTTTGTTTTCTACCTTTATTTGTTGAGGTTTCTCCGCAATTCCAACAAAAAGCAACCCCTAAAGTTATATTAACTGATAAACATGGATCTTTTTTTTTCTTCCTTGTATGACTGCATTTAGGACATAATATTTTAACCTCACCTTTTGAGTTAGGTTTTCCATTTGCTACATCTATTTCTTTCCATTCCATTTAGTAAGATTTACTTTTTAGTATATGTTCCATTTGTGTATGGGTTTTAAACCAGTATTTAAGTGCAAATAACTTAAAACTATTTCTAATATGTTTCTCATTCTCAAACTTTAATTTTAGATATCTGCAATACATTAAAAAACTATTCCACTTAAATACATATTTATCGAATACATCACCTGGAGGTATGTGAGGAAACTTACCTATTAATTCACTTTGAAGATTCCTAAAATAAACCTCATCATTTTTAATAAAAGTAGAAGGAAGATTAAAAAAAGAAATCTCTTTCTTTTCTTCTGTTCTATTATCTTCTGTACTATTATCTACTGTACTGTACTGTACTGTACTGTTATGGTTTTCTTTGGGTTCTGTGTTGGGTTTATTTTGGGTTTCTTTTGGGTTTAATTTAGGTTTAGACTTGGGTCTACCACCTAGACTACCGTTAGCTTTAGATGATTCCCATTTCTCCATGTTTTTACTTAAAGCAGGACATATAAAAGTACTTTTTTTAGAGTCAATTTTAAAAAGGTTGAATTTTACGCAATCTTTAAACCAATTTTCAAACTTTATAAAGTCTTTACATCCTATTAAATCGCATAACATTTCTAATCCAAACTCATCACATTCAAAACTATATTTAGATTGATCTCTTAATATCTCTATCACATCCCAATAAACACCCTTACCCCAATGATTATAGATATGTGCCATTTTACGCATCTTAATAGCTCTACCTGCTGTTGAATCATGCCTAAACCAATAACTATCTTTACTACTCATTTAATTTAATTTACAAACTGTTAAAAAATACATGAAAAAAAACCTAAGCCATTATTAAAACAGCTCCTTTAACCTTTAGTATAGTTATTTCTTTTTCCTTAATCTTTTTATCTATTGTTGGGCGACTAATTCCAAAAATTTTACTATACTCAGATTTCGTGTAAACCCTATTTGGGTCAATTTTAATCTTTTCCATTTTGCTAATTTACATGACGTAATTCATTTATACTAATTTCCTCCTGCTTTTCTTCCTGTTTTTTTCTATCAATTATTTCCTGTATTACTTCTACTGGGTTGCATATCTCAAAATAACCCTGATCTAAAGCATTTTCAACTACCTTAATTGAATGAATAGCTGTTGCGTGGTTTCTGTTAACCATCTCACTAATCTTACTTAGAATACAAACTATGTTATTTTTAGCGATATAACAGAATATATGTCTAGCCGTTACAATTTCCTGTAATCTCGAATTACTTTTAAGCTGCTCAATACTAACGTTAGTCACTTTTGTAACTAAAATCATTATCTCATTAAGCGTTATGCTTTCAATATCAGGGTTAAATGTACTTTTAAGCACTTTTAAGGCTGTTTCTATTCCAAATGACTCTACACCTTCAATAAAATCTTTTAAATCGTTCTCAGTTAATAAATATTGGTTCATAATGATAAGCTTTTAATGTTGTTTAATAGTTTTTTGTAATGGTCTTTAAATTTTACACCGTTAAATATTCTAGTATCGTACAAATGGTTTTCATTTTCAAACATTCTTTTAAAGTGTAGGCAGTTTGTTCTATCTCTCCTGGTGTATGTTGATAATAAACTAGGTAGGCTAGACATATAATTAATATCCTTATCCCTAATCTTTTCAAAAACCAAGTATAGAAACATTTCACGTGCATAGGATAAACTTCTATCCCTTGAAAAAAACTGATCTACATTAATTTGAAAGTGGTCACATACATACTTTCTTAAATCTGTTAAGCTAAACTCTTTTTCTGTTATAAATTTAACCTGTTCAGTACTTGTTAATCCTACAAAATTATACGCTTTCATAATTCTAGTTTTAAAGTTTCTATTTCTTGCTCTAATTTCTCATAAGCTTCTGTTAATATCCTTTCCATTCTAGGAACTCCTAACATAACACCTATGTCTTTTGAACCATCAGTACTTAAAGTTTCCCCATAAGCTACTAGACTAGCACTAAAAATCATTAGGTTTCTTTCTAGCTTTTCAATTAATTGCTCTTTATTCATCTTATTTAGTTTTAATTGTTTGTAATTCTCTATTAAATCT